AGGATAGAGTAGCTGAAACTAGCATTCACCATCACGCAGCAACTTTTACTAAACCTATGGTAATAGAAAGTGCTGTATTAGCAGGACCAGTAACTTTTAGTTCAACGGTTACTGTAACTGGAACATTGGTAATAGTATAATGAGTAAAATAGAAGTAAATACAGTAGATGTACAATGTGGTTCTACTTTAACATTAGGATCATCAGGTAAAACAGTTACTTTAGCAAGTGGTGCATCACAATCAGGTTTTGGTCGTACTGGAACTGTAGATTGGTGTACAACTGCAAAGACATCGCCTTTTACTGCAACAAGTGGTTCAGGATTTTTTGTAAATACCACAGGTGGAACGGTTACGGTAACTTTACCATCGTCACCAAGTGCTGGAGACATTGTTTCTATAGCAGATTATGCTGGAACAGCCGCTGTTGCATGTAAAGAAATTATCATTGGTAGAGGTGGTTCTAAATTTCAAGGGGTTTGTAATTGTGGTCTTCTTAATGAAGAAAGAGAATCTGTTACTTTAATTTATGTTGATGGAACTCAAGGATGGGTGCCTGTTCATGATCAAGTAGGATCAAAAGAAAATAAAGAATATATTGCAGCAACAGGTGGAACAGTTGCTACAGTTGGAGATTTTAAAATTCACAGTTTTACAGGTAATGGGTGTTTTGCAGTTAGTGCTGGTGGAAACGCATCAGGATCTAACACAGTAGATTATTTAGTAGTGGCTGGTGGTGGAGGTGGTGGTTCCGGTTGTGGTGGAGGAGTTGGTGGCGGAGGCGCTGGCGGTCTTAGAATTGGATCAGTATGCTCTCCAGGCTCACCTCCTTTAGTAGCTGCAGCTTTACCCGTTTCAGTTCAAACTTACCCAATAACAATAGGTGCTGGAGGTTCATCACATGCAGCTGGAAATCCATCAGTATTTAGTACAATAACATCTGCTGCTGGTGGTGCTGGTACACCATCGTCACCAAGTGATGGAGGTTCAGGTGGTGGTGGAACAGCTCCAGGTGGAGGTGGAAACGTTGCCGGAGGTAGTGGTAATACTCCTAATGTTAGTCCACCACAAGGAAACGATGGTGGAAACGGAACCGCAACGGGTAGTCAATTATTTGCTGGCGGCGGTGGCGGTGGAGCGACTGCTGCTGGAACTTCAGGAACATTTCCAGTATCTGCACCTGGAGGAGCAGGAGGAGCTGGTCTTACAGTAACAACTGTTTTCGGAAGCGCACCTCAACCTTTTTATATCGCTGATGGCCCTGGAACTACTGGACCAAGCGTAGGTGGAATTTTCGCTGGTGGCGGCGGAGGTGGTTCAGGAAGATATGCTCCGGCACCAGGTGGTTTTAATGGTGGTGGCGGTGGAGACGGTGGCGGTGGAGACGGATCTTCTTTAAGAGGTGGTTCAACTGCTGGAGTTGCTAACACTGGTGGCGGTGGTGGCGGTGGTGGTTACAATCAACCAGGTTGTGGAGTCCCAGGAGGAGCTGGTGGATCTGGATACGTTTTAATAAGATATAAGTTTCAAAATTAATTATGACTAGTACAATTAAAGTAAATACAATTCAAAACGCTTGCGGAGCAGACATCATAAAAGAGTCTGGAAACACAATTACGATTGGTGCAAGTGGAGACACAGTAGCTCTTGGAACCGGCGCAACACAGACAGGTTTTGGTAGAACTGGAACAGTTAATTGGTGTACAACAGCAAAGACATCTCCATTTACTAGTGAAAATGGTAGAGGTTATTTTGTTAATACCACATCAGGAACGATTACAGTCACACTTCCAAGTTCCCCTTCACAAGGAGATATAATTGCACTTAAAGATTATGCTAATAAGTGGGATTGCAATGCAGTTACACTTTGTAGAAATGGCTCCAATATAAATGGTGGTGCTTTTAATACTACCTTAAGTACAGAATCCCAATCAGTAACTTTAATTTATGTCGACGGTACAAAAGGATGGCAAGACATACACGACTCAACATCTAACGTAACAGGTGAGCCTAATTTCGTTTCAGCATCAGGCGGAACAGAAACAACAAGTGGAGATTTTAAAATACACACTTTTACAGGAGATGGAAATTTTGTAGTAACTCAAGGTAAAGTTGCTAGTAATAATAAAGTTTCATATTTAGTAGTAGCAGGAGGAGGTGGAGGAGGTTCTAATCACGGTGGAGGTGGCGGTGCTGGTGGATTTAGAGAAGGTAAACTTTCTACAGATCCTTACACGGCATCACCTTTAGCAGCAACGCCTTGTTCGTCTTTACCTGTTTCAACACAATCTTATCCTATAGTTGTAGGAGGAGGTGGTAATGGTGCAACAGTACCTAGTCCTTATACAGGAGCAACAAATGGTTCTGATTCTAGTTTTTCAAGTATAACTTCTACAGGTGGTGGTAGAGGAGGCACAAGACATGATAATTCAAATCCAGGATATCAAAATGGACAACCTGGAGGTTCAGGAGGAGGTGGTGGTGGAGAAACAGCTAGTCCTGCAGGAAGTGGTGGTAGTGGCAACACACCCTCAGTTTCACCTCCACAAGGTAATAATGGTGCAAGTATGGCAAGTCCTTATTGTGGTGGCGGAGGAGGTGGTGCAACTTCTGCAGGAACTAACATAGGAGGAGGTAGTGCTGGTGGGGCAGGAGGAAACGGTGCTGGAACAGCAATAAATCCAGCAGTAGGCACTCCAGGACCAAGTGGTTCTTTAAAATATTTTGCTGGTGGTGGTGGGGCTGGTAGAAACCCTAGTAGTGCAAATGGTGGATATGGTGGTGGTGGATCAGGTTATCCTTATGCAACGACTTGTAATCAAGCATTCAAAGGAACAACTAACACTGGAGGTGGTGGAGGTGTAGTATATGGATGTGGTCTTGCTGCATGTGCAACTGGTACTGGAGGATCAGGTATAGTGATAATAAGATATAAATTTCAATAATGAGTACAATTAAAGTAAATAAATTAGAACAAAGAACAGGATGTACAGCCACAGTCGGTGGTGGTGCTGGTAAAACTGTTACAGTTGATGCAACTACAATAACATTAGGAAGATGTGGCGGAACTGTATCATTAGCTTCTGGTGCTTCTCAAACAGGTTTTGGTAGAACCGGAGCGGTTGACTGGTGCACAACAGCTAAAACATCTCCGTTTACTGCTACATCAGGAAAAGGATTTTTTATAAACACTTCAGGTGGAGCTGTCACTGTAACACTTCCCTCAAGTCCAAGTGGTGGTGATATCGTTTCAATAAAAGATTATTCAGGAACTTTTGATGTTGCTTGTAAAGCTGTTACAATTGGTAGAGGTGGATCTAAAATACAAGGTATATGTGCAGATGCAGTTTTAAATACAAAAGGTGATACAGCAACTTTAATTTATGTTGATGGTACAAAAGGATGGATAAATGTTGAAACAGACGACACAGTAACAGGTGATCAATTTATAACAGCAACGGGCGGAACAATTACAACCGTTGATACGAATTTTAAAGTTCATACATTTAATGCAGATGGCACATTTTGTGTTTCCGCAGGTGCTGGTCCAGTTGCAGTAGTAGATTACATGGTAGTAGCTGGAGGCGGTGGAGGCGGTGGCACAGGTGGACCTAACTGGGGTGGTGCCGGAGGAGGAGGTGCCGGAGGTTTTAGAGAAGCTAAAACAGGAGCTAATGGAACTCATACAGCTAGCCCATTAGCTACCTCAACAGGTGTGCCTGTAAGTGTTAGAGCTTATACAGTAACAGTTGGAGGTGGTGGATCTCCAGGTGGTCCTGGTGCCTGTTCATCAACTCCACAAAAAGGTAGTGATTCAGTTTTTGCCTCAATAACATCCGCAGGTGGTGGCGGTGGTGGACCATCAACAGCTGCCTCTTGTGGACATGCTGGCGGTAATGGTGGATCCGGTGGAGGTGGTTCTGTCAATGCACCGTCACCGGCAGGCTCCGGTAATGTCCCTGCTGTTTTTCCACCACAAGGACAAGACGGTGGAGAAGGACCAGGAATGGGCGCTCAACCAGCATCTTTCGGTGGTGGTGGCGGTGCGATATCTGTGGGTAGTTCATCTGGTAGTGGAAGTCCCGGTGGAGGTGGAGCAACAACGAGTATTTCTGGTTCACCAGTTAGTAAGTCTGGTGGAGGTGGTAGTGGTAATTCAGGACCAGGATTAAGTAATGGTGGCACAGGTGGCGGTGGCGCAGGAGGAAGATACATTCCTAGCCCAATTGCTGCAACCGCAGGAACTACAAATAGCGGCGGTGGTGGCGGCGGTGGTGGTTCTAATAATGGTACTACGATGAGTGGAGGGTCTGGAGGATCTGGACAAGTAGTAATTAGGTATAAATTTCAGTAGTTGAATGGTATTTAAAATTAATATATAAGGAGAAACATTATGGCACATTTTGCAAAATTAGGTATGAATGGTAAAGTTATCGCAGTTCATGTAGTAGACAATAAAGACTTACATGACGCTGATGGTAATGAAAGCGAACAAGTAGGCAAACAGTTTTTAGAAAGAATTCATAACTGGCCTCTTTGGGTGCAAACTTCATACAATACATCAAAAAATACTCACTCATCAGGTGATGCTTCTAAAGCACTTAGAGGTAATTACGCAGGTATAGGTTTTACTTATGATGAAGATAATGATATTTTTTGGCCACCAAAACCTTTCCCATCTTGGGTTAAAGACACATCTGATGCACAATGGCACTCACCAGTTGGTGATGCCCCTGCACTAACTGCAGAGCAACAATCACAAAACGAAGCTGGAACTCATCTTTGGGGACACGATTGGAATGAGTCTGGACAAACTTGGGAGTTGTCGAATAAACTATCATAATAATTTATGGATAAGGTGGTGTTATCTGAAATCAGTTTAGTTCACGGAGAAGTAAAAACTCCTAAAGGTTTTGAAATAGATCGTAAAGAAATAAAAAATAGTATTGTATCTTCTTACGCTAATGATGACAGAGTAAGTAATAATATATTAGATTATTCTTATAACGATTATAAAGCTCCTTATTCACAACCTTTACAGTGGTTATTAGATTATATAAGAGATCATTTTAATGAAAAGTATAAACGAAGTTTAGTTAGCAAAATTGTTTTTGGTAATGTATATGCCCCATCTGAAGTTTCACTGTGTAGGAATAATGTTGACCCTGTAGATTTAAGACATTCAGCTGATTACACATTAATTTACATTGTAGACTGTGGAGAAAAATCCTCTGAACTTGTTATTGAGTATGATAATAACAGAAGAAAAGGTAGAACTTGGCATGTGCCAATCAAAAACAATTATTTTTATTTATTTCCATCAACGCAAAAATATTTTTTTACGGCCAATAAATCAAAACAACTCAACGTAATATTAACTGTAACCTATGAATATATCTAATTACTATTGGTATTTTAAATCTGTGATACCCCCAAGAATCTGCGATATGATTGTGCAATATGGTAAAGCAGAAAAAAACAGAGAAATTATGGCTATCACAGGAGGATATGGTAGAGATAGAGATTTAGAGAAACAACCTCTTACAAAAGACGAAATAAAAGATTTACAAAAGAAAAGAGATTCAAATATTGTTTGGATGAACGATAGATGGATATACAAAGAAATTCAACCTTACGTTAGAATGGCAAATGTAAATGCAGGTTGGAACTTTGAATGGGATTGGTCAGAGGCTTGTCAATTTACTATATATAAAAAAGGACAATACTATGATTGGCATTGTGATAGTTGGGACAAACCTTATCCTCACGAAGGACCAGCAAATGGTAAAATTAGAAAACTATCTGTGACAGTTAGTTTAACTGATCCAAAAGAATATAAAGGTGGAGAGTTAGAGTTTGATTTTAGGAATGAAGATCCTGATAAAGAACCTAACACTAGAACATGCACTGAAATATTACCAAAAGGCTCTTTGGTTGTGTTTCCTTCTTTTGTATGGCACAGAGTCAAACCAGTAACGAAAGGAGTAAGGCATAGCTTAGTCATATGGAATTTAGGCTATCCTTTTAAATAATATGGAACAAGGCGGAAGTAGTACACCACAAAAACCAAAAGGACATGTAGATTTTAAATCTGCATTTTATTTTCAGACACCAATATGGATTGCAGAGGCACCCATGTTTTTGAAAAACGCAATTAAAGTAACAGATAAATATATTAAGAAAGCTGATAAACTTTTAAAAGATAAATTAAAAAATGAACCTAAATGGAAAAAAGATATAGGGACATTTGGTTTGTCTAAACATAGTGAAAGTTTTTCTAACGATCCTAAAATAAAAGATCTGTCACAATTTATAGGTCAAAGATCTTATGAGTTTTTAGATTGGCAAGGATTTAATTTAAAAAACACTAGCTTACATTTTACAGAATTTTGGGTGCAAGAATTTAGTGAAAAAGGTGGTGGCCATCACGATACTCATGTTCATTGGAATCAACACGTATCAGGATTTTATTTCTTAAAATGTAGTGAAAAAACATCTTATCCAATATTTCATGATCCAAGACCGGGTGCAGAAATGACAAAGTTATTTACAAAAAATCAAGAACAGATTACATTAGGAAGTAATCAAGTTCATTACAAACCAAAACCAGGAACGATGATTATTTTTCCAGGTTATGTTCCACATCAGTTTGCAGTAGATCCAGGTTTAGAACCATTTAGATTTATTCACTGGAATATAAAAGTTGTTGAAACAGCAATATCAAAAGAAAGGAGTACTAATGAGCTTCCAAAAAAATAAATACGTTGTTATTAAAGAGGCTGTGCCTAAAGATATAGCAGAGTTTGTTTACAATTATTTTTTGTTAAAAAGACAAGTTGCAAGAACTTTATTTGATCAAAGATATATCTCTCAATTTACAGAAGAATGGGGAACTTGGACAGATGCACAAGTGCCGAATACCTATTCTCATTATGCAGACATAGCTATGGAAACTTTGTTGATGAGAACTTTGCCTGTTATGGAAAAGAAAACCGGATTAAAATTATATCCTACATATTCTTATGCAAGAATATATAAACCTGGTGATGTCCTACACAGACACAAAGATAGATTTAGCTGTGAAATATCAACAACTCTTAATCTTGGTGGCGATCCTTGGCCAATACATTTAGAGCCAAAGAAAAATGTGGGTATACCTGATGGTAAAAAATTTACAGTTAATAGTAATAATAAAGGTATATCTATTAATTTAAAACCTGGCGACATGCTTGTATATAGAGGCATGGAATTAGAGCACTGGAGAGAAGAGTTCCAAGGTGATAATTGTGCCCAAGTATTTTTACACTATAACGACCAAAAATCTAAAAACGCAGAC